GATTTTAGTTGATAACGCAGATCAAACTACTGAAGATGGAATTTTGTTTGGCGATGCTCGTTATGGCGACACTGGCGGTACACCACTAGCAGCACCAAGCGCAACCATTGCAGAAATGATTACTAGCGATTATTTAGATCCAGATGCACCAGATCCTGCATTATATCCAAGAGGTATGCTGCTATGGAACACACGTAGAAGTGGTTTCAATGTCAAACGCTTTGAGCGTAACTACGTAGACACTAATGGAACTAACGGACGTTATGGTGATCTAAGCATGAGCAATTATTATCCACATCGTTGGGTAACAGACTCAGGCAACAACGAAGACGGTTCAGGAACATTTGGACGTCATGCACAACGCAAGAGTGTTGTACAAGCATTACAAGCACTAGTAAACAGTAACCAAGAAATACGTGACGAAGAATCACGTCAGTTTAACTTAATGGCAACGCCAGGTTATCCTGAACTAATTGGTGAAATGATTACACTAAACACTGATAGACGTTTAACATCGTTTGTAGTTGGTGATACACCATTCCGTTTAACACCAGACGCAACTTCATTAAATGAATGGGCATCAAACGTTAAACTTGCTGTTGAAGACAACGACAATGGTGCAGTGAGCTTTGATGAGTATATGGCTATGTATTACGGTGCAGGCTTCACAAGTGACAACTTTGGTAATAACATTGTTGTTCCTCCAAGCCACATGGCACTACGTACTATTATACTTAACGACCAAGTTGCGTTCCCCTGGTTTGCTCCAGCAGGTACAAGACGAGGCGGTGTAAGCAACGCAACAAGCTCAGGTTATATTAATAACGAAGGAGAGTTTGTTTCAGTAGCACTAAACACAGGACAGCGTGATACACTATATTCAAATAAAATTAATCCAATTACATTCTTAAGTGGTGCAGGATTAGTAGTATTTGGGCAAAAGACTCGTGCAAGAAATGCAAGTGCATTGGATAGAGTTAACGTAGCACGTTTGACTGTTTACTTACGTGGACAACTTGAACTATTGGCAAAACCATACTTGTTTGAACCAAATGACAAGATTACACGTGACCAAATTAAAGCAGCGGCAGATGCACTGTTATTAGAATTGGTAGCACTAAGAGCTGTTTACGATTACTTAGTTGTATGTGATGAATCAAATAACACAGCAGCTAGAATTGATCGTAACGAGCTTTATTTAGATGTAGCTATTGAACCAGTTAAGGCGATTGAATTTATTTACATTCCGCTAAGACTTAAGAATACTGGGGAGATTGCTGCACTAGGATAATATGCGCACTTTATGGGTGGATGAAATACTCCACCCAAAACAGCATAAATACATGTGTAACAGGAGATTAAAAAATGCCAATCACAACACTACAAAATATTAGTATTCCTACAGAGGGTGCTGGATCAAACTCATCTTTATTGATGCCTAAATTACAGTATCGCTTTAGAGTATTTTTAGATAATTTTGGTACAGTCGGCGGCGCCGATGGTACTAGAGAAATTTCAAGACAAGTAGTAGACGTAACTCGTCCTAACTTATCTTTTGAACAAATGACAATTGATGCTTATAACTCAAGAACATATCTTGCAGGCAAGCACACATGGGAGCCAGTTACGCTTACATTGCGTGAAGATGCAAACAACAACGTACAAAAAATTGTTGGTCAGCAACTTCAAAGACAATTTGACTTCTTTGAGCAGCAAAGTGCTGTGTCAAGTGGTTCGTACAAATTCCAAACTAGAATTGAGATTCTAGACGGTGGTAATGGTACAGACGGAGCAAATGTAATTGATAGATTCCAACTAGTAGGATGTTATATCGAATCAGCAAACTACAATACATTAGCATATGCTACTAGCGATGCAGTAACTACTTCATTAACAATCCGTTATGATAACGCTGTACAATTTGGTGGCGATGATATTACTGGTATTGGTGAGTCTGTTGCAAGAGCTACTACAGGCGCTATCGGCGGAACAACAGTTTCTAACTAAACTAGTTTCAACGATTGGCATTATAAAAAGCGAGGATTGGTTAACGTCAATTCTCGCTTTATACGCACTTAATCTATAAGGATAAATATTTACATGAGTAATTTAAAAGATGCATTCCTTTTTAATTTAACTGCGGGCACACATTTGCGCGATGCGCAACATGCGCACAAGATTTATACCAATAGTAATTTTACTTTTGCCCCCAAACAAAAGTACATGTATCATGTGGTATTTCAACCAAATGCAGAGGTTGGCAATAGCACAACTGCTAATTCTTTCCTTTTCCAAAAAGAATTAGGAGTACTTGTAAAATCAACAGACTTACCTAGTTTTAGAGCAAGTGTAGAAAATAAACAACAGTACAATAGAAAGAAAAATATTCAAACAAGATTAGATTACCAAGATATTAGAATGACATTACATGATGATAATTTGGGTGCAGTACGTGCAATGCTTAAAGAATATTACAAATATTACTTTGCTGATGGTAATCGCGGCACTTCGGGATCACAAGCAGCATATTTGCCAAGAGACAAATATTTTGGTGATGTGCCAAACTACGGTTTAAATAATAAAAAAAGAACTCCATTTTTTAGTTATATAACAATATATCAACTAGCAAGAAGACAATGGTTTGCGTATACATTAGTAAATCCATTATTATCTGCATGGGATCATGGGGGTGTAGATAGTACCGATGGCGGATTTAACGAAGCATCAATGTCAGTTGCATACGAAGGCGTGTTATATAGTGAAGGGACAGTAGACCAAAATCCTATTGTAGGATTTGGCGATGCCGAAGTTGGTTACGATGTAGAGCCTAGTCCGTTAGGTATTATTGATAATGCAATGGGCGGTGAATTTGGAGCAGGAGGATTATTACCTGCATTACTCGGAGCAGCAGTTAATGAGTTTTTTGGTGGCGGACAAAGTTCTACTTCAAATTTTGGTGCTGCTGTCGCTGGTGCTGTCACTAGTGCTGTTGTTGCCGCAGCAACCGGAGGCTCAACTGGCGTGTTTACTACTGATACACAGGCTGATACTACAGTATCATCAGCTAATGAATCTAACTCTCCGCAACTTGATGCAGCAGCAATCATAGCAGCACTAAATGATCCAGCAACAAAAGCATTACTTACACCGGCTTTAATTAATACAGGTGTAATACCAAACGTTGATATTAATACATATAACAATGCTACAGCAGTTGAAAAAGCAGCAATAGATCAAAATCTAATTAATCTAATTCAAGGCGGAAATATTCTACTAATACAAACCGCATCAAACGCACTAGCAGGAGTAGCTTAATGGCAAGAACAAAAAGCGACACAACAACGGACGCAAGATCCTTATCAACAGAACCAACACCGGAATATTATAAAAACTTTTTTGAATTAGATATTAGTTATAATCC